ATTTTAATTCACAGTTTCCCTTGGAACTCGCCAAGTGTGATTTGTTGTGTTGCGGCTGTCACATGATCAAGACCCATTATTAATTTTTATACTTTCAAAAGGTATAAAAAATTACAACGTCAACAATTTCTCATCTCTCTCTTCGCGGAGGAAGGTCAAAATCCACGCCGTCTGCCACTTTCTGAGCATACACGTCCCCCAATTTCTGAACCCACTGTTTTTTAAATTTTCCGGGTAATTCGATATTGCTATCGGCCATGAATTTTCTCAATCGCGGCTTTGAGAACGCGCGGAAATGCAACACAAAATCCTCTTTTTTTACTCTCACGGCAGGATATCTCCCGCGTGTTGATTTTTTTTTTTGCGGGACCCGTGCTGAAGGCGCCGCTGGAACCGGGGGGATTTCAGGTTCTTGTGCCTCGGCGTCCGACACTTCTGGAACCACAATTTCGATCGGCTGAGGCGCCTCAACTGCCTCAATGACTGCCTCCGCCGCCCGGGTCGCCTCAATAATTGCCGCCTCTGCCGCCGCCTCCGCCGCCTCTGCCGCCGCCTCCGCCGCCTCCGCCGCCCGGGCGGGTCGTGGAACTGGAGGCCATCTGAGTGGAAATTCGTGTTCGTCGACCAAAGTGCTAAGTTCCCCATTTTTTTCCATTGTAACGTAGCGCTTTTGTTTTTTCAACGCGTTAGCAAGTTTCATCTTTGCCTTTTCAGCGGAGATTCCGGACCCTTTAATTCTAAAATAAGCATAAGCGCTGCCATCTTCAAGCAATTCTTCCTCGAAATCTGGTGGGAAGTTTGTCGTGACAAAGGTTGTGAAAGGCGGCATTTTTTTAATCAATTCAGCGTCCTCAACTGGATCGGTCGAGTACACCACGTCCAAACCACCATCTTTCTTCAGCTCTTCGAAAAGAGTTTCAAGATCGGTGGATCGTTTGCAGTGCGTAGTTTTTTGTGTCATTTATATTCCCGACCAATTATCTTTAAACAATGCAAAATGTTTAAAGAAGAATGCGTCCAAGACGGGAATCCCATGCAAACAAATAAATTCCCCTGTTCAATAAATGACTAGCTGCAATAAATCTTTGTATTGTACCATTAATCGGTTTGGACCGGCGGCCGCGACCGCGCCAGTAAACAACCCGTTGTCTTACGTGTTAAGCAGTGGAATGGACAATTTGCTCATGCATGGAAGTTTCAATGTAAACAATAATTCCGTGACAGGTCAAGCTTTCATGGCGCAATTCATCGCTGAAAATTTCAACCATCCCATAGCTCAAGCCGCAATCAACGACCCAACTCCTCAATATTATCCAAATTTGATACACTCAACGGCCAACTTAGGCAACAATAACAATAAAATGGCTCCAATCAATTTTAAATGTAGGTCGAATTCACGTGTCCAAATTACAAATGGAGACATCAATCTTATCAATGCTGCACAGCACAAATATTTGCTTAGAATGCGTGGCGGAACGCCAAATGTAATTCCTTTCGATCCGACTGTGGGAAACTCTCCCAAGGTCACGTTGTGGGGAGGCGTGAACATGGTACCAGAATACGGTGCTAAGAATCTGGACACAAAAAATTGTCCCATTTTGAATGCATTGCTTAAACGACCATGGATATCTCTTCCATTTTTACAAAATGTATATGCAACCATGAAAACGGAGCCCGGCTGCGGGACAAAAATAGGCAATTTCATCGATGGCAATGGTGTCAATATCGGCGCGCAAATAGCAGCCGTCACACCTCACGTCACCCAAGGTGGTTGGTAAATTTCATTCGTATGTGTAACCACACGGTTCTGGACCATATCTAGCGCGGAAACAGTTGTAATAGCGTTTTGTATTGCCACAATGTTGCATGCAATAACAGGAGCATTTGCGATCAGGGATCGGCTTACCCGTGGAATCCCAACATCCATCGATGTCACAATTGTGGGGGGCGTCGCAATCTCCACCACTAAAGCAATTTTGTGCAATGTTTTCGTCTTGCCATCCGACGGTTTCCAAATAGCCATAGTCTACGCGAGGATGCGGGGGCGGCCACACAATAAGATCGACATCACCGCCTTTTTTCTTGGCCGATGCGGGGACCGGAGGTGGCGCGTCGTTGGTCGTGTTGGATTTTTTTGTCGCCAATATCATCAACGACCTAATAAGAAATCCGAGGGAACCCAAAAGCAGAAGCAATAATCCGATGTGACTTGGGTCAAGCGGCATTTGTTGTTGGTTTATTTATTCAACAATAATTGTAAGAGCATGCCATTCACGGTTGAACTTTTTATACCAGACAACTGTATAAAAATAATTAAAGGAATTTAAGGAATTTAAGGAATTTAAGGAAAGAAAATGATGGGAACAAGCAAATAAATAAAATGGACCACCGAGGACACAGACGTCGTAAAGTCCCGTGCCCCAAAAAACTGGTCCAACGACGCGAACAAATATTCAATTTATGCCCGGCTGGAACCAGAGTGATTCACAAATTCACTCGGAAAAGAGGAAGTATTCTGTCAAACATACATGTTCCACGCATTCGACCTTTATGCCGCCCGCATATTTTGCTTCAGGTCAAACTGGACGAAAGCGATCAATCAATCGTTCAACCGTACCACAAATTCCGTTTAGAACCGCACCAAGCCCAGCAAAACAGATTGATCAAGGCCATGCCACGTTTGTTGCCTGTCTTATCACCGGGACCTGTTAGCGTGATTTTCTCCTTCCTGGCCAATCAAATAAAAAAACCTCGCCGAAAACATCGGACCTAATAAAGAACACGCCATACATGTTTTCAATAATTTCACCCACCAAAAGGCAAAAGAAAAAAGTGGATGCAAGCTACGCCAAAGTGACGCCATCGAGGGGCAGCGGAGACGTCAGAACAGAACGGGGTGATATCACTTACGAACCAAACACATTTTCAAGGCTGAGAAAAATGTGGGGTATCACCGAAGAAGAATACGCCGAAGAATTGTCCCGTGTCACGGCGCTTGGTGAAGGCGCGGGAAAGTCTAAAATGTTATTTTGGAAGTCAAAAAATTCGCGATTTTTCTTGAAGACCATGCCAGAAGGGGAAATTAGCACCTTGATGGGCAAAGTGTTAAGATCTTACTTCAACCATATGAAGAATCACGCAAATTCAATGCTTCCCAGATTCCTGGGGATGTATAAAGAAAATGGCATAAACTTTTTGGTCCAGACGAACATAATGCACGGTTTGAAAGACCCCTTTGTTTATGATTTGAAAGGTTCGGTGCGACATCGTCGCCTCAAAGATTTCCGACGTGGAGAAGTCGGGAAAGATGTGAATTTTGGTGACAGTAGAATCCGAAGTTCACAGAACGGCAACATTGTTAAAGTTTTGGCTTCGGACAGCGACTGGCTAAAACGCAACAACTTGATGGACTATTCTTTGCTAGTCGTTATGGATGATCGATCCAAAACGACCTGCAAATCGACGTTACTTCCACCAAATGCTTCTTTCAAGGGGATGTTTGAAGGTCCTCCGCCATCAGCGGGTCAGAAAGTGTGCGTTCACATTGGAATTATTGACATTCTTCAGAAATTCGGGGCTGTCAAATTGGTTGAACGTTATTTCAAAACCAAAAGACAGACAAAAATAGAGGAAAGTGAAGTGTCCGCCATCCAATCCCTACCATACAGAAAGCGTTTCATGAACATGGCCAAATCTGTTTTTCCGCTTTCAAAATCACCGTCCCGCAAGTCCCGCAAGTCCCGTAAGTCCCGCACGTCCCCCGCGAAAAAACGCCGGAGTCCGCGCCGAAAGAAAAACTAAGGAAGGACAACGCAAATTACGTAATTTCATTCCTAAAGTAAAGAGAATGCTTTTCGAATGCGCAACAGTTCTCGCCGGAATGATACTTCTGTTTATTTTAATTCATTGTGATAAAATGGAACGTGGCGTAAAAGAACATTTTAAGATGCTACAAGCAGGATCTTGCACGCGTTGCAAAAGACCTGCCCAGTACGACAATAGAGGATTTCACGGGAAAGATGAATGTTCAGTCAAGTGCCCCGCATCTGTCGAAGGTAACAAATTGACCAATGTGTGCACAGATCCTTTGGGATTGGATGGACCGCTTAAGTATACCGATAAGGGAGCCAATTTGGCTTTTTTGAAATATCTCAAGGAAAAAAATAAAGATCCCACGGTGCAACTAGGGCTGCTGCTTGAAGGTCCGGACAACGAAAGGGTTCTTAATGGAATGCAATCGACCGGGGTCAATGATCCAGACCACGTTTTTCCAAGCCAACGTTTGGTTGGACCACCAAATCCGAAAACGTTGGTGGCGCCCGTTGTTCCCGCTCGTTCCCTCGACACTGAATATTGGAGAACAAACAATTTGGTTATTCGGTCAGGAATCAACGCCCGTTCGCCATTTGATGCAACAGCCAGCGGATACAAAATTCAACCGTGTCCCAAGGGTCCTTTGCCTTCCCCGCCAAGCAAGTGTTACCAATTGGCAAACACGCAGCCACGAAGACCATTGCCCTGCACCTCTGTCTCGCAACCACTACAGCCGTGTCCTTTGACCGCCCCGATTGAAAGGGGTGTCCGTGAAAATTTTGCGCCCCGGCCGGGAGAACCCAGGGCGATGCCACATGTGGCCGCTCCCCAGGCTCCAGTGTTCTTGGACAATGTGACAATGGATATGGACCAAGGTTACAATCAAGTCCAAACCAAAACAGGCTTACCGTCCAATTTGCCGACCGGTCCATGCCAACGGGCCCCGGAATTCAAACAATTCAACCATAATGTTTTCACTTCAACGGTGTCTCCGGCCGTTTACCAGAACAGCCAAATCATTGAACCCATCAATTCAATGATTGGAATTTCCATGACACCCCAAATCCCCCCAACTACTTCCCAGGAGACTCGCGGTGGCGATCTCATGTTCGAGCAACATGATCCAAATATGTATGAGGAACCCCAGCCCCAATGCGAAGCCAAAAGGGCCAATACTTACAACACGACTGACCCCCGCTTCACTGGGTATGGAACATCATACCGAGATTACATTGATCCAATGGTTGGGCAGCCGCGATTCTTCTACAAAGACATTGATGCCATAAAAATGCCAAACTATATTTGCAGATCAAAAATAGATGTCAATAATTGGGCGGACAAATACGGTCCAGTTCCCGAGGGCGATGAATGTGGAAACAAATACACGCAAGAAATACGAACCCTCGCAGATAATGCTTTCCTCGATGCGACGATCCAACAACGAACGGAACTAATGCAGCGCGGGATGAGGAAACGCAATGCTGAAATGTGGCAACGCAAGATGTATCCTATCAATACCAGCGGTCAAGCAGGATCATGCGGCGCTTGCAGATGAGATTCACACAATTTACACAATTTACGCAATTTACACAATTTAATGCCGAACGGCATTAAATTAATGTGCGACGGCGCCGGGAGCTATTTAAGTAAGCCAAAGTAAGTTAGAATAAATAAAACCATTGAAGATGACAACGAACCTTTCCCAGTTTCTCGCTCGCGGCATCTATTACCTGCATGCCATATTAATTTTTGTCTTGATTTTCGGTTGGATCATACCTAACTCTCCAACTTTGTGGATTGCATTTGTCTCCATTATTATTGCGTCGGCTGTTATGTATGTTTTGACTGGCGGCTGTGCCTTGAATCGGTACGAAGATTACTTTTCCGGCGCCCGGATAAAAAACAAATTCATCCAGCGTTTGATGACCCAGATGAACATCTCCGTGGGAGCCTTCGAGGCCAAAGCTATAACCAACGCCGCGGTGATTGTGGCGCTGTGTCTATACGCCATCAGATTAGTAAATTATACCAGGCAAAACAACTCCAAACCCATTGGAGATTTTTCCCTGGTAGCATTGGGAGCTACCGCTGGGACGATCGCGGTCTGCGCGACGGCACCCACCAACACCCCGGCGCGGCCCGACAATTTACATAATTTAAACGAGGGAAAGCAAGTATAAAAGAAGATATATGCAAGAAGACAAATTCAAATTCGCTAAAGTCACCGACGTGACGGCGCAGGACAGAGGAACCGGTGGGTCCAGTGTCGGCGTGTATGCTCTTATCATGGTAAAAAATGAGAGTGATGTGATTGAAATGACGCTTGATTCCCTCGCAGGAAAGGGAATCGGGGAAATATTTATTTACGACACGGGATCCACTGACCCCACGCTCGACTTATGCCAGAAATGGGCGAAAGAAAACACGACCCCTGTGCGTATCGCCCAGGGTCCATGGGTAAATTTTTCAGTCGGGCGCAATATGGCGTTGGAATGGCTGGAGCAATCGGTCCCCAGGAATTCGTGGGCATTGTTGTTAGACGCCAATGATGAACTCCAATTGCACCGCGACGGCGGCAGCACGGTGGCGGAAATACTTCGGGGCATCGAAGGCAAAACGGATGGATGTTTAGTTACGCAGCGGTGGGAACAACCTCCGGGCGAAGGCACCGTAAGTTATAAAGAGCTGAAATTAGTAAGGACCGGTCGAAATTGGACTTGGAAATACCCCGTCCACGAAGTTTTGGTCAAGAAAAATTCATCTCCCATTCTCGTGGCAACGCCTAACATTGTACTTTACCAGGACAGAAACAGAGAAACGCAAAAACGCAAGACGCAAGAAAGAATCCCGTGGGATTATGCCATTCTTCATGCCGAGCATAAAGCCAAACCCAAAGACACCCGCATAATGTTTTATCTCGCAAACACCCTGGTAAAAAAAAAAGATTGGGATTCCGCATTGCGCGTCTACAAAATGCGAATCGCAACGCGAGATGGTGACCCAAACGAAGTCCCCATGGAAGCCTTTGATTCCATGATGCGGTGCGGTCAAATTCTCTTATTGACGGGAAAGCCCTACGAAGCAATTTCGTGGTATATGAGGTCCGCGGCTTTTAGCAAAGAAATTGGCCATTTTAGAGTCGACGGTTTGGTCGAGGCTGCCCGAATCTATAGACATTTGAAACAGCACGAACTCTCTTTTATGCTGTTGAATTACGCAAAAGACGTCTGGAAGCCAGGTGAATTCAATCCTGGCTTCAATAATTCCGGTCTAATGGGACACCTTTTGTGGAGGGAACTAAGCTGTGCTGCTTGGAGCATCGGCAGGTACGAGGAGGGCGAAAAAGCTTGCATGAAAGCATTGGATTCCAATGAACCCAACATTGATAAAAAAATTGACCGTGAAAATCTCAGATGGTTTCAAACGCCCCACGTTTTGGAGAATGCCTATTACATCAATCTCGACGAACGAAAGGAAAGGGACGCCCAGACACGGCTAGAACTTCGCAAGATTTTGGTACAAAACCCCACACGAGTCAGCGCCACAAAGATCACTCCCGGAATAATTGGTTGTTTGGCTTCCCATATCAAAACTTTAGAGATCGCCATTAAAAATGGCGATGACTTCATTGCCATTTTTGAAGACGATGTTGTTTTCAAAGACCCGCCCGTGCTTTTGGAGGGAATAAAAAAAATACAATCAGACGGTGATTGGGATGTTTTGCTGCTGGGTGGCATGAACGACGGCGGCCATTCACCCTATAAAAATTATTCAGCCGTCCAAACAACCCGTTGCATGTCGTGCGCTGCCTACATCGTCAGAAAAAAATATGGTCCCAAATTGCTTATGTTTTGGACAAAGATGTGGGAGCGTCTGCACCGCGCCAACAACGGTCCTCTGTCATCATGTGAAATTTCCTTGGATGTCGAGTGGTTTAAATTGCAACGAGAAGATACATTTGTATTGCTCACACCTCTCACCGTAACCCAACGGGTTGGATTTAGCGACAATGCCAACAGAATTATTTCCTACGATGACATGATGTTGACATTGGAACCGAAAAATAAGCCAATTCCCCAGGATTACAAATTGAGAATTGAATCGGAGGATGATCTCATTGTTTCGCAAAGTTTGATTCCGGGTGCAGGGCTTGGCCTTTTTGCTCGCGTTGCCCTTGGACCCGACACCATTTTGTGCGACTACACTGGAGACGTGCGAAACGGAAAACAAATTGCCCGAGCCATTGAAGCTGGACATTGCAATGATTACCTATTGAAACTGGAAGATGATATGTTTGTTGATCCTCTTCATCATCCCGACGTCAAAGCGCGTTACATCAACGATGCCATGGATCCCGAGAAAAACAACTGCATTTATGTGTTGGATCCTCCCAACAAAAAAGCATTAGTTGTTTCAACGCGTTGTATATATCCCGGTGAAGAATTGTATGTTTCTTACGGATCAAATTACTGGCGCTCCAGAAATTGTTAAATCCTCATGTCACGTATAAAAATGTTCTTTGTTGACTGTGCATTTGCCGTCTGTTTCCGTTTTACATTGTTCTGTTTTTTCACATTCATCTTTTGACATTTTTGGACATAGTTCTTCCCATGCAGCAATTGCATCATTTAGTCCTCTGTTAAATGCCTCGAAGCATCTGCTGCTGTCGCTTCTGCTCCCGACGCAGCATCCAGCGTGCCTTAGAACGAGATTCCTTCGTCGTTTTTACACGCTTCTTAAGACTTTTCTCCCGCTTCGCCATCTGTTCCACCCTTTTCTGGTATCTTCTTCGGTCGGTATCCGTCTGTGCCTTATCCAACAATTCTTGGAAATTTTTCTTCTTCTTCTGTGTTTTCAAAAGCTCCGCAACCGCTTCGTCATGTTGTTCTTTTGTAATCTCTACCTCCAGTTGCATCCTTTGCTCCTCTGTCATCGGTGGCTCCTCCTCCTCCTCCTCCTCCTCCAGCCGCTTCAGCTCCTCCTCCACCTCCAGCTTCTCCTGAGCTGTCAATTGAACCACTTCTTTTCCGTCTACTTGTTCCTTAGCACGGGCATTGGCACGGGCACGGCCTCTCTCTTGTGCCGCCTGCGCTTCACACACGCCTTTCTTCCTAACTTTATCCCAAACACTCCCCGTGCACGCCTCCCCCCGTCCACAGTCCTCATCCCAACGGCATCCCCCGCTCGTGTAGTCGTCCTTCGGTGGGTCCTTCCGTGAGTCCGCAGAAGCCTGCGCTTCACACACGCCTTTCTTCCGAACTTTATCCCAAAAATTCCCCGTGCACGCCTCCCCCTGTTCACAGTCCGTGGCGAAACGGCATCTCCCGGGTTGTTTTGACGTTAACCACGTTAACCCGGTGCGGTTGAAAGCCTTTTCTAGGTTGGCATTCGCTTTTTGTATTTTTTCTTCCTTTGTTTCGTCAGAAGCATCACGACCTCGCGGGAACTCAGGTGGTAGTTCAGCAAAGATATTGGCACGGGCATTGGCACGGACACGGCCTTCACACACGCCTTTCTTCCTAACTTTATCCCAAAAAGTCCCCGTGCACGCCTCCCCCTGTTCACAGTCCGTGGCGAAACGGCATCCCCCGGGTTGTTTTGACGTTAACCCGATAGGGTTGGCCACCCCTTCTCGGTTTTGTTCTTCCTTTGTTTCGCCATCTGACACACGCGGGGTTTCAGCTTGCTGCTGCGTTGTTGGTGGTAGTAGTTCGCACCTGCCTTGCTTGGAGAGGAGTTTTTCTAACAATGTGCGATTGCACTTATTCCCCGGTCCACAGTCCTTATCCCGATGGCAGGCAATATCCGACAGGGTGGGGGTTGACATTGATTTAGCGTACTTAACAGCACGCTCCTCAACACCCTTCTCAAGGCAGTATTTATTATTCGCGGACCGAGGGAGAAACGTCCATTCGACTCGTCCTGTTCCATTCGAGAAGTCATATTTTTGGTCCTGCAGGCAATATCCGACATCGCGGGGGTTGTCACGTGTAAACACTTTATACAGAGTTCTCTTAAAGATGAATGGGTACTCTATGACAGTAAAGGCACATCCGCTGCCCTGGGACTTGCCCATGACGAACCCCTCTGCGCCCAATTTTTCCATTTGGTCGTTGTATCCTCCATATTTACCTGCTCCTAGTGATTGTGTTAGCATTACCTTATACTCCTCTTTCCCCTCCGTCCATTTCATTACCTCCTTAACCTTTTCCCAAACTATATCAGGGAAGTTCGGCCGGGACGACTTTGACCAGCGAAAAATCTTACCGCCAACAATTGTTGTTGCTCTCTTAATATCTTTTTCGAATTGCGTCCGAATTTTCTCTATTGTTTCTAATCCGCTGTCCATAAGTTCTTTTTTTTCCTTGGCGATAGACAAATTTAAGGTTTGTTTTCCGAGGTTTGTGAATAATTGGCTATACTTCCGGTCGGCGGCGTCCATGGGGCGCTTCACCTTCGCCACTTTGGCGGAGGGCCGCTTCTTGCGCACCGCGATCTTCTCGGTCTTCTTTTTCTTGCGCAGGCCCGTGCCGGTGTCGGCCGTCACACGCGTACCATATTTCACCAGAAGGAAGTTGCCAACCAAACCAGCACCCAACATAAGTAAGGAGGCTCCTAGATTGTTGTTCTGTTGCATCGTATTTTATTTAGACCGGCACTTTAAATTTTAGACTGGCTTGCACGGTTTAAGACCTTCCCCGTTAAAACTCACAGTTATGCTTTTTTGTTCGGGCGGAACATTAACGCCAGCGACCTTCCCCAAAAATCCTGCGGGAATTGTTGCATCAACCTCAACCTTATTGTTGTTCTGACAAGCCATCCCGGCAACCATCGTGACGAATGCGTTTAGCTTGTCCCACTGGACAAGCGTTAAATCATCTGCTAGCCCCTGTATCTGGCCATTGTTAATAAAGGTAGTTATTTTTTGGACATTGTTTACTAGACCTGGAATGTCGTCAATTTGGTTTAGTTTGGATGCTATGGAATTAATACTGGTTTCAATCGAACCTATTTTTTGTCCATCCATCTGTTTCTTAAGGTATAAAAATGCGACGATCAAGGCAATCAAGATCGACAGCAAGAGAAGATTTCCAAAAGTAAACATGCGTGTTATTTATTGTAAGTGCATTAAATTCGTGTCCTGGGACCAACGCGATTTTTAAATTACGTCAATTTAAAAACTTATGTTTGGGCGCATGCTGGTGTTTGAACAGCCTTTTTAATCGGCGTTAATATATGTGTAGTGATTTCGTCTTTGGCCAGTTTTTTAAGCCCATTTTTGGTCACGCACGCCAATGAATCAGTAATTCCCAACCCGGAGCAGTTTTGGGGTGCGAGTCCCACATCGTTCGTTACGGTGTCTAAATCAATCTTGATGCATTTGTGGAAATTGGGCAGGTCGGCTATCGCGTGGGACACCTTCTGAATTTTTGATGGCTGTAAGTTTTTCTGTATTCTATCTATGAAGGTCACTATAAAATCTAGATTGTTCTCGAACTGGTTTAATTGGTTGGCTACAGGGGACAACTTTTGCGTCAAAGTTTTGATTTGGTCAGCCGGGATTTTATTATTCTTGACGTGTGATTGGATCAGCCGGCGAACCGCCAAAAAAAAAAGACCGAAAGCAAAAAATAAAATGACGGCGGCGGCAACATCGAATGACATACTTTGTTTTCTTTCTTGGTTAAGTTATTTTTATTACATTCCAAACATTCCAAACATTCCGTGCCCGTTACCGTCAATGACGGCGAGTTACCGTCAATGACGGCGAGTTACCGTCAATGACGGCGAGTTACCGTCAATGACGGCGAGTTACAGAAAGGAGAATGCCACCGGCGGCCGTATTTCTCTCATCAACTTGGTCCTGTCCAGGTGAAGGTCATACATTTTTTTCGTGAAATCTTTGCACGCCGGACCGTAGCTTGCGAGGAGGACTTCATCAACAGATCTGGAGAGAGATTTAAGATAATACAAATAATCCATTTTGAGCACCCTGGAATGTTTTTCGAAATACCCAATTTCCTCAACTTTCAAGCACAGCTTTGTCTTGTGGCCCGAGCCCCGCGTAATGACATATTCCAAGCGGCTCCCAGGTTCCACCCGTATTCCTCGACTTCGAATTTTCATGGCCAAACAGACGTGGGCTGGGAGGGCGTTGGTGTAATAGGACAATTCGTCTTTGGCATTTTTCATATTCAGCTGCCTGGCCCTTTCAACGGGTTCCTTGGACAACGGGGGGATTTTGTAGTCTCCGATCAAGGCTTTGCCATTTTCGACGTGGGGCTGCCACGAGGCGGTTCCTGTGACAGAATAATGGATGGAAAGAGGTAAATTCCCGGTGGAACCAACGGACTTGGTGACCACAAATTTGCGGGCTGGAACACGACCTCTCATCATGTCTAAAATTTGGTCGCTCAGCCACACGAGGACGTTGGGTTGGGGTTCCTTGTTAAAAATTTTTTGGACCAATGCCGAATAAATTTCCCGAACCGCGTCGCAATTATCTCTCCTGGACAAAAGAACGCCTTTGTTGCCAACCTTATCCTTGACCACCCCGTGCTCGTCCATTTCATTATACATGTAGCGTTTTTTTGACAAGATCAGGAATCGTGAATAGATCGTTTCTTCAAACTCAAGCTCCATGGGGCTCGGGTAAAGTTTGGTCACCTCCCGCCCCACGTCGTTGCAATACTTCCACAATACGGTAGCATTTTCTTCCTTGCTTTTGCCGTCATCGTGCAGGTGGGGAAAGGTGCAATACTGCGAGTCCGTATTCTTGAGAATCATGCTACCAACGCCTCCACCGAAACGTCCTTCCGTTGTTTCGATATCGTAGACGAATTCGTCCTCGTTGTTGTAGCCCAAGTCCATTATTTTCTTGATGGCTGACGGAGACTTTCTGAACTTTCCGCGGGTTGAATTTAGACGAAACACATCCGGTTTGTTCTCACGAGTGTTGATTGAGACGTTTTCGCCCAGACTGCAAAACAAATAGTAGAGCCCCTGGCACCCAATTTTTCCCTTGCAATCAGCCCGTTGATCTGCGACTCTGTATCCTCGAACAAATTCTGATCGCACATCAACGGGGGCGTTTAAGATGCACATGGGCACTTTTTTGCGCTTGTCCTTGTCGTAAAAAAGCGGTCTGTATTTTTCGAGGTATTCTAGATTGCATGAGCTGCCATCGCCGAAAAAGAATCCCATCGCGAATGCTTCTTCCCGGGAGATCTCTTTGCAGTCTGAACAAAATTCGGTTGGGAATGCGTGCAGCAGCTCTTGACCGATTTTAGCGTCCCGGGGCTTGAGTTTCCGGCCGGCCGCGTCCAACAACGAATGGTCTTCTGTCACGTCTACGCAACCAGTATGGGTCAGCACCCGGAAAATCCGCTTTTTGGTTTTATGTCGAATGACACGGTTGACGTTCGCCCATGCCCCATCCGCCCATACCTGAACGTCTACCGTCGCTTGCTGTTTCTCGCGTCGGTTCGACTGACCCGCCTTGAACTGATCGTATGGTTCGTAGTCTCCATGGGCCAGTGTTTCAATCGTGACAACATCAACCATGCCATTTGCATGTTTGATCATTATGGGAGTATCTCCAGTAACACTGTCTCCGTAGATGAGTTTTCCCTTCCAGTTTTCAACAATGGTATTGGCTGCCAGAATATTGTTCTTGCGGCCCATGGCGGTGGTGCACATGGCCCCGGGCATAAAAGGCAAATAACCTTCCCGCACGCCCAGGGCTCCATACAAACTGTTGGCACAAATCTTGAATGCCAATTGGCGTTGGTTGAGGATCGACTTCAACATTTTCAATTCACCTCGGGGATCCCCCTCAGCGTCGATTTTTTTGGAAATGTCTTTGATTTCCAGACGCGTATTGGCCCGTGCGTCCAAGGTGTTTTGGAGAACCGTGGGCATTACTCCTTTTGGTTCCTTGAGAAATCTATACCGCCTTTTTTTGCACATGACGTGGTTTTTGATGCCTTTCCGTGCGAATGCACGGCGTTCTCGATAAGGTTTGAGGGCGGCAACACGGCGTGCTATTTGAAGTTTGATCGCTCTCACCTTTCTGTCGCGGGCTTGGCGGGCGCCCAGGCGAATTTGTTTGGTCATTTTGATTCCTCTGCCGGTGGGGTAAAAATCCCGAACCAGACATCGACGGGCCGCCGTCCTTAACTTTTTGATCTCTTTTTCTTCGAGGTCAATGCGCAAATTCATTTGTTGGACTTCTATGACTTTTGGATCATGCTGACAACCCACGTGGTCTTCCCATTCAATCACATGACACATGTGGTCCGGGACCCTGGGATCTCGCACCAATGTCGAGGGACAAATGTTGTAGGCGATGATGGTAGTCGGATAAAGACTTTTGAAATCGAAGGGTACCACATTATCGTATACTCCCGCCTGAGGCTGAAAGACATAAGCTCCCACATATCTCTCATCGGCGGCCGCTTTGTAACCGTCGCTTTCGACGACTATGTTGTTTTTGGTGCAAAATCTATAGATTTGTGAAAAAACCTTCACCTGTTGGCCCTTCACGACCAAATGGAAGAGGGGCACATTGCAGACCCGCGCCATCTCGCACATACCAATCCATGTTTGAATTTTCCGGGAAAGATCGCGGACCAAACGCGAATCAACCATGCAATATTTTCCGACTATGGACATGGCCTGTCGGGCGCCGTGGCTGTAACTCCCGTCATCTTGGGTCTCAATTCCCTCCCTGTAACATTTGAAGATCCCCTTATGGTCCAAAGGATCTTTGGTGGCACCCAAAAAATGAGACGCCACGGTGGCAAGTTTGAAGTTGTTGAAGAAGTTGAAGTCTTTTTTCACCAGAACCAACAAGTCAATGATTACTCGACCCTCCATTTCAATGAATTCAAATTTCTGATTCTTGTAGGCTGAACTGTTCCATGAAATTTCCCTCTTCTCGCAGCGATTGTGCTGGTGCATTCCCGTGTAAAAAAAGGAATCTACCATCCACAGCTCAGCTCGCCCTATCATATACGGCAAATCGAAGCCTAAAATGTTGTAGCCCATTAAGACGCTTGGGTTTTCTTCCTTTACCATTGCGGACCAACCTTCAAGAAGAAGGCATTCGCTCCGGAAACGCCGAATTTCAACACCCGCACCCACCACCTCGGGGTAGGGATCCCCAAGAGTCAGCAAAATTTCTTTCTCGCGCCGGGCCACCGGTCCTGCTGTAAAGAATACACACGAAATTTGGAAAATCACATCTCCTGGTTCCCGACAATCGGGCATCCGCGACGGAACGGACGAATTTACTTCTATGTCAAAACTCAAGCAGTAGGGGGTCCCTTGGACGCGGGCCGAAGGCCCCGTGTGACGCGAAAGTCTTTTGTAACCCACACGGTATTCGCGCCGGGCCCGGGTTTCTTTTTCATGAGGTGGTACCAACCGACCTCCGCCCGTCCCATGTTCGAAATCCACCCACCCAACCGACGGAATATCGCGAATACCCACCAGCTGGAGGGGTTCTGTCGCACTTTCTTCGTGGATTTTCAAACGAATTTTGCCAACCGCGCTCCACAAAGGCTTCTGAAGCAGGTGTTTTAGCTTCCAAATTGCCATCTTGGAATGGAACTTCATAAATATGAAGGGGAAGGCGTTTGGCCGACCATCTGAAAGTTGGGCCGAATAAAGTTTTTTCTTCCGGACGAAATACGCTGGCTTGCTGTGTTGCCGTCGGTAAAAACCGCCCACGGAAGAATCCATCGATTCTACAATTTTCCGACCCACGCTCAAGGCCAAATCTTGGTTCCAGACGATGGGCTGTTTGTTTATGGTTTCGCGCGGCAATTCCACATAAATATAAGGCGTAAAATCTTCAACTTTCACGCACACAACATCCCCGTTTGGGTCCAAACCGTAGCATCTTATCACCGTAGATTCCTTGGTTTCCTTGTCAACTTCCATTGAGTATAAAAAAAATGTACTGGTCGGCATCGTCAGTGAGGGGTTTGTTGTTTCTTGCACACCGCCAAACTTTCAAATCGATTTCGCCAACGTTTACATTACATTTCATTACAATACATTACAATGCATTACATTCATTAAACGTAAACGTAAACGTAAATACCATGACTTCAGTAACTTAAAAATCTGCGCCTTCCACAAAAATGTATACGCTTTTGACAATAACATGTTTCTTGCTTATAACAATTATTGCAACGAAGCCTCGATTTATGTTGCAAGATAATGCTGGAATCGGAACGAAATTGGATTGGAATGTCGCGCTCATGTATTCATTTAGCCTGGCGGTGTTCATTCGGGTCGCCTTGCATTGCGGGTGCCCCGGATTATTTGGGACATCGTCCCCCGCCGAGCCTGCCCCAGCTCCGTCGAAGCCAGAGCCCGCCGCCCCGCCTCCTCCACAAATCCCGACCCCGACCCCGACCCCAACCCCAACCGCAACGCCGGTCTTGGCAGCACTCCTCCCGAATGCAGACGAAAAAAAAACATTTAGAAGTTTTGCAATGTAATATATAATTTATATAAAATGCCACACTCTGGAAAGCACAAACGATCACCGCCGCGAAAGGAAGGAAGTAGAAAAAGTCCCTCGAAATGGCATTGTCGCAAACCCTACGATCCATCAACTGCCACAAAAACGCAACGCATTGCGTCTTGCATTCGAAGCCCGAAGGGTCGTTTTCCCACGAGACAAAATTGCGTCGAGCAATGTTACAAAAAAATGACTTCAAGGAAAAGACCAACAGACGGTTTGGTAGTGGAACGGATCGGTCCCTCCGGCAAAAAAGAGCATCTGGACACATCTAAATATTCGGTTGAATTTGTGTTGGCGTGGGTCACGGCCATATTTGGAGTCCCAGAAATGCAATGACCCGCCACACATATCACTCATTTTAATACTCGCTGTTTAGGTATTAAAATATTGGTTCAAATGCATTGTTCCTGGTATCCTTCCAGCAATCGGTGACGACCGCCACGCCGACGCCAACGACGCCGACGCCATGGCGGTCTCCAATAGCGAGGCCTCCCATAAAAATATCGGGGAGCTGCATATAAAGATTGAGGGTAATACGTGGGAACGGGAACGGGAACATAGGTGATTTTTTGTTCCCTTTGCGGTTCTGCGGGCGCATCTTCTTCTGGACCGTCGCGAGGCGATGGCGAGTCGCTTGTTTTAACCGCGAAAGAAATTAGAATAGATGCCATAATGATTATTAATAACAATGATATAGTGTTTGATTCCATTTATTCTACATTACATACATTACATACATTACATACATTACATACATTACATACGTTACATGCATCAAACAACCAATCTGAAATGTTTATCACCGTTCCGTCTAACGATTTCAATGACATCATTTTTTTTGAAGTCATAGTAGCGGGCGATTGGATCGGAAACCAATAGTTTAGGGAGAAAATGCGTCCATTTCAGCCGGTCAAATTCTTCTTTTTCCGCCGCGCTGATTCTTCGAAAGGACCGGGGTTGCAGTTTGTGTTTGGTGATGTTCACTTGCAAACTTTTGGATGAGAAAATTTCAACGTCCAACGATGACGTCTCGAGAACCCGTTTGGCAAATCCCGTGATGGATTCCTTGTAAATGATGATTCCCTTCTGGGCGTTGTTTTTTCGAATGGCTCCCAGATAAATTTCGGCGAGGTTGACATTGAATTTTCCGGAATCCACGACATACAGAACAAAAGTTTGTTTGAGCGGCATTTTTCCGGTGGCAACAAAGGCAGGTGTTTCTCCCGTGGGCGCCGAGGGCAGTTCCATGGTTTTGATGTCAGAGTAAGATCTAGCTTTTAGCATCCCCATAATATTGGAGAACAAAATTTCGCGATTGGTCGTTCTATTCAACAACACTGTCGCCATGGTTTAATTTCCCCCGCGGGAAATTAAAATGATCGTTTTTGTTTGATGTGTCTTTTATTTTTAATTAACCCACCCAAATTAACCCAATGCCCCTTCCCCGTCCGAGTTACGCCTTTGATTTGACTTTTATCTTCTTGACCTTTCTTTTGCGAGGGACTTTGATAGTCTTACGCGGGGGCGGTTTCTGTTCCTCGACATCAGAACCTTCATCCAAACTTCCATTGCCTTCATCTTCCGATTGCATCAAATCGCTAACCGACGCGGTTGGTGGAGCCGATGACAAAAACTGCGAAGATGATGACGATGAATTCCGAAGAAATGATTGATTGCCCGTGTTTTGTACTACCACTTCAGCTTCCAAGATCTTGATCTGCAAACGGATATCTCGACCAACATAAATGTTATCGACTTTGATGGCTGCAATGGCGTTGCAGCGCTTGCCAACAAGTTCGAGGGGTTGAATGTCGGGACCTCCATTTGGCTCAAAAAATTTGGTGCCAAATTTGTCATCCTTTTTGTAATGGACCAACTTTGCATAAAGCGTGGGACCCTGACCTTCCACCTTTTTTCCCTTTTCCATCTTCCAGTAAAGGGCGGAGCAAATTTTCTTCATGTCCGATCTTTCTAGATCATACTTCTCAAGGTCGTCCTTGTTTTCCATGAGATGATCCTTGCATCGCTCAGAAATGTCATCGAGCAGCGCCGTGAAGGCTTTTTCTTGCGCCGTTGGACCGTCACGCGACCAGCAGCATAATGGCATCTTATAACCGCTAACTTTGCCGGTTTCCCTGCTGGTTTCCTCGGAAACGCCAAACGAAAAAAGCGATTCCGTGCGCACCACAATGTCGCCTTGGCTTCCATCGGGATTCGTCACCCCAAGATTGATCCGTTTGAACTTCATATCGCTGTCAGGAATACTCACAACCTGAGGGTCGGAAAATACCATGTTGTTAACATCAAAAGTTTCAACGTCGGAGAGAATGGTGTTGTTGGTGGTCATTGTTGATTTTTGTTGGTTGGTGTCCGATTCCACCCCCAAATCGATTTCGTTTTTCGAGAGCCTCCATGAATGAAATGAAACATATGAAATTTCATTCAGGTCATATCAAATGGATGTGCGCCAATACAAAATCGATTACACCGATTTGCACCGGTTTAAACTACATTAACTTAAACTTAAGACTAAATGCTTTTGGATACCTATGAGATAAACAAGATCAAATTCGGCGTTTTTTCCAGCAAAGAGATTGTCAGGATGTCCGTTGCAGAACTCACATGTTGCAAAAAACATGGCTATTCAACTATATATGATCCCCGGCTGGGTGCGATAGGAACGGCCCATTGCGAAACTTGCGGTCAGGACGCGATTGGCTGTCCGGGTCACTTTGGTCACGTTACATTGAACGAACCTGTTATCCATCCCCTTTTTGTAAAAAAAATTCTGGCATTCTTGCGCTGCCAATGCATTGAATGCAAAGAGTTGCTATTTGAGGCTGAACACCTCCAACTGGCCGGCATCGATGGTTTGAAAAGCGACAGAAAGTTTAAAAAAATAGTTAAAATGGCAACAAAAATGGATTTGTGTTCAAAGTGTTTGACGCCCCAACCAACATACAAACAAAATGTCGGCGAAAGCTCCATCTCCATGACGATGCTGGACGAAAACAAGAAAAAAATAACAATCGAGTTGACGAGCCACCAAATTCTCGCGCGTCTTGATAGGTTATCTGATGCCAGCATCCGCCTGACGGGTTTCGATCCCGAAAGCGTCCACCCGAGAAATTTTGTCATCACCCATCTTCCGGTTCTTCCTCCAAGCTGTCGCCCTTATGTGAAAGCCGCTGGGAACTTATGCGATGACGATTTGTCAAATCAATACGTTGAGATTATAAAAGCAAACAACAAATTGAGTCCGGGTCGCGAACTCACCCCATGCAAACGAAACAAAGTCATCCAAACTTTAAAATTTCGCATACACACAACTTTCAATAATTCGGCCGGGAAAGCAAAGCACACTACGAATGGAAGGCCCGTGAAATGCATCAAATCACGAATTAGCGGAAAAGATGGGCAAATGCGCGGCAATATCATGGGGCGCCGAGCTGATCAGACCGCACGCACCGTGATTGGTCCCGCGACAACGGTGAAAAACGATGAGATGCTTGTGCCCCGTCACATCGCTGAAATTTTAACTCTCCCGGTGAGGGTATTCAAACTTAACCACCGTGAACTGGAAAAAATAGTGAATGATGGTGACGCCCGTTTTGTTCTCAAACACACCCAAGGTGGAAAAGTGATACGAATAAATTTGGATCACGCTCTCCATAACAAAGGGACGCCCGTCACCAAAGATGACGTTATTATAAACAGCAAAGGCGTTCGGTTTGTGATAGGTGCCGGATCATCGCATTCCGACGACCGGGTCGCCAACGGACCGTTGGAAGGTGACCGCATTTTCCGGAAAAAATCAAACGGTGTAGAAGAGGAAATTCCCGTCGTGCCCCGTTCACGGCGTTATTTTAAGCTTGAAATTGGAGATATTGTTGAACGCCGTCTCATCAACGGTGATTACGTATTGCTGAATCGACAACCAACATTGCACAAGGCATCAATGCAAGCTTTCAAAATAATCATTCACCCCGGCAAATCTTTCCGTTTCAACTTGGCGTGCACGAAAGCGTTCAACGCAGATTTCGATAAAATCTCTGTCGAAAACAGCAGGCATTAAAAGTGTGCAACCTGCTAGTCAATCACTTACCCCGCGTAAAAAAAGAATTGGCAAAACAACTTGTTGCGGGAAACTCCTTAGAGTCCTAACATACCACTTCTATTTGGAAACTAATAGAAGGAACACGGTTAATAGCCGTACCCAACGGTAATAATTGTTAGGAATTGGACAATCCGCAGTGTTAGTATCTAAACCCGTTATGATAAGGGCATGATACGCATTCAGAGACTGAACGGTTGTTGGTGGATAATGATAGACTAATCATCTTGAATCTGCTTAAGATACAGTCCAGCCCGCAGTGAAAGCTGTGGGATTCGTCGGGAGACGAAATGAACATTCATGTGCCACAATCGTTGGAAGCCCAGGCGGAAATCAAATTTTTGTCGTCGGTAAAAAATAACATTATCAATTGCCAATCGAGTAAATTGAATTTGGTGATTGTCCAGGACGGAATTCTTGGTCTGTTTTTGATGACCAAGCGTGAAACAATGCCCCTGACACGGGAACAATTTTTTCAATGCACCATGAGAATTTCATTGTCCAGCCAACGCGTTATCACCCGAATGAAAGAAATAGAACAAACACTCCGTGAGCACCCACTGACCCATACCCGGTTGCTGTCCGGTCGAGGGTTGGTGTCCCTGGTTCTTCCGCCCACTTTCGATTATAACCGTGCCATTGGAAAAGAAGCCTGTGAAAAAAATTTGGTCGTTAAACATGGTGTCATTCTGGAGGGATGTTTGGGGAAAAGTGCCGTGGGCTCCGCGCATCATTGCATCCCCCATTACATTTTGAACGAATATGGTCTTGATGCCGCCATGGATTTGATTAACAATCTCCAATTCATAGCGAATGCGTGGCTGGAAATTTCATCTTTTTCCATCGGCATCAATGATTGTTTGGCCGAGGAGAAAACAAAAATCACTGTGAAAGGTGCAATTCACAAAAGTTTCATGGAAGCTGAAGCGAACGCCAAGGGAACGAGAAATTTGTTAATTCGGGAATCGCGGGTTAATGCGTCCCTCGGCAAAGCCAAGGACGTTGGGTTGCGCATCGCGAAAGAGGCGCTGAAAAAAGACAATAACTTCATACAAACCGTGACGGGCGGATCCAAGGGGGATTTTTTTAACATTGCGCAAATTACCGGCTTGCTCGGTCAACAAAATTTATCGGGCAAACGCCTGCCCCTTTTCATTAACAACCAAACTAGAACTATACCCCACTACCATAAAAATCCAGACCATTTGACGACCAACGAAAAGTATGAGAGCCGTGGATTCATTGAATCTTCTTTCATTGGAGGTTTGAATCCCAGAGAATTTTTTTTCCACGCCTGCTCGGGTCGGGAAGGAATGTCTGACACGGCGGTCGGAACCGCAATTTCGGGATACATCCAACGCAGAATTGTAAAACTTCAGGAAGACATTAAAATACAATATGATGGCACCGTTCGAGACGAAACAAATCGCCTCTTTCTGCCTCAGTATGGCGAACATGGTTTTGACCCTGCAGCCACCCTTAAGTCCCAAAAATTCAAGGACCAAACTTTTGCAGACTTAGGAAGACTTGCCGATCGTTTAAATTCAACGTAAATTCAACGTAAATTCAACGTAAATTCCCACGGCGCCGAAAATAAAAACGGTTTACATTGGCCACCCGCAATATATGTAAGAAATGCTAGTTACTTCAATAGACGTTGGGATACAACATTTGGGATTGGTGAAAGTCGAAACCAATGACGCCAATCGCATCAGAAAAATTGTTGAGTTCGCTTTAGTTGACATCCAAACTTTCCATCCCGCGGGGACAACGGCTGAGGATTGTCCTCTGCGGTATCACGACCGTTGTTTCGCAGATTGGGTCGCCCACGTGTTGATAAATTATTCTTCTTACTTCGACGAAACTGACGTTATCTTGATTGAACGGCAACCACCATGCGGTTTGGTTGCCATTGAACAATTGATTTTTGCAAAATTTCGAGACAAAGCTCAATTGGTGAGTCCAAATGCAGTGCACTGCCATTTCAAAGTAAACCATTGCGACTATGAAAAACGGAAGGAGCATAGCATGCGCCAATTTTCCAAGGCGATTGAACAAAATTTAAGTTTGAGGGAAAAATATAAGGCTCTTGAACGCCGGCATGACATTGCCGATGCCTTCGTCCAACTGGAATTTTATCTTTTTAAACGTCGGCAGCGGGATCACCGAGAACAACTGGCTCACCAACGAAAAGAGCGACGCTTAGATATGTTGTCCCGGAACATGACCCTTAAAGATGGGTCCGAGATGAAATGGGAGGAATTTTTTAAACGTTGCGAATATCATCCTGGGCACCGATGAATGGTGTAGTTTCGGAAGGATGAAAATCAGGAAACATACCGTCATCGCAAATGAAAAAATTGGATGAAATAGTGCAAGGGACAAAATCCCGCGGTTGTTGTTTTTTGAGGTGATGGATTAGCTCTGCGCCACCGGCTCCCATGACCACACTCAACGCTATGGTTCCTATAAAAAATGTCGTTGAAATTATCATGATGGATATTGCAATTTCTTTACATTACATTACTTTATAAAGTAACGTAAATGACAGGGAGACTTATTGGGGGTGTGACCTTTCGAGCGCTACTATTTTTTCAATGGATCGCATGGTCGCTGGTGACCGCCACTGCCCCGCGGCGGCGGTCCGTCTCTCGTATTTCATCCATTTCCGGCTCATCATTGTTGAAAATTTGGTTTGCATGCCGGTGAAAATTTTTGCGTGCTGACGCGACCTCAATGCCACGCCAACGCTGGTTCGTGAAATCCAGCGGCAAAGCTTCATGATGACCGGGTCGGGGATATATTTGCACCGCGTCATGTGGTACAATGACGAAAGGAAAAAATGTTCTATGTCGTGGGTTGCATCAAAGATAGACAATTCATAATTTAAACCAACACGGTCGCCAATGGGACCCGCACTTGATTTCCCGTAATCGATGATGGTTCCTTTGCCGTTCGAATCAATAATGACATTGCCCGGCACCAGATCGTTATGGACGAAAAGGAACATTTCTTGCGCTTTGATCAATGTTCGAATGATATCAAGTGTAATTGCAACAAACCGACGAAATTCAAACCGCCGTGAATATATGAAGTCGAGAAGATTGTGTCCCTCGATGAATTTTTTGGTCAATGTTGGAACGCCGTTGATGGTGCGAAAATCATGGGTTTTCGACAATCCCGGGTCGTCCAGCTCGTTAACAAATTGACGTCCTATTCTAAATTCATTTTGCAGCTCATGGACATTTTGCGAAGTCTTGTAAATGAGGCCGTCGTGGCTTTGGAGGACGCCTCTCTTGTTTTCAAAGACCAAGGCGCATGCATTGGGCACCGGGCCGGGGTGGGAAGCGGCTTGCCGGTGACACCAATCAGCATTCTTTGCTTTGTAAGCATCGTCACGGTGCAACCGCACGACGGGAAAAGTTCCCCGGGTTCTAGCAGTTTCACGTAGAGTGTTGGCCAAATAATCCAAGATTCCTTTTTTGTTCAACCTTTGGTTGTAAAAACGTCGCGCCGCGGCGGCGATTTTTTTACATTCCTCATCGTGGGACCGAGCCCATTCAATTTTTTCAATAAGATTGGACAAATCACTTTTGATTCCAATGTAATGTTTTCCTGGGATAATATGGCGCGAAAGAAAACTTTTCCATTTGGACTCGACCAAAAAGACGACACTTCCCGAACCGAGGGTCGCGCCAAGCCGAAATGCACTGCTATGGCCATCAACATGGATTAAATATTTCCATCTCGTTTGATGTTCCCATGGGACCGGGGCCACGGTGCGGGTCCCCCGCGGAAAATCCCACCGCCGCGAATCCTTATGTTTGCGAATTCTTCGGTTCCATCGCGTAATTCCAGCGTCAAGGTGCCGGGGAAATTGTTGTGCCATTTCGTTTAGATGAATTCTTTGGTTGTTACTGGCGGTGCTGCCGAGCCCCGTCGATGACCCGCGCCAAAATCCCATTGGCACTTTGTCCTTCCAGCGCACACGTTGTTGGGGCAAATAATCGTTTGATGCGCGACTGAAAAAGGAATTCTCGCGCCCGCGTACTCTGATCCAATCATCCACGGTGGGCATTAAAATGTCGCCATGGTTCTCAGATTTGCTTTGCGACAAAATGGGGGTAAAAATGCCAATGTTGGCAAATTCCGGTTGGAGTTTTCGCTCCGTCGTCCCATGCAAATTATGGTATGGTTCACACGATCCACACTGTGAAAGCAAAGGGAAATCTCGCTTGTTGACGAAAAATTCAATGTCGGGGATTTTGCGTTGGGCACAGAGCTCCCGGAACATGTCAAGTAGCGCAGTCACGTTTGTGTCCTTTTCTGAAATGGGATATTCAAACCTAATGAGACCATCATTGAAATAAAAGCGTTGCGGGTGACCGTGGATCTTGCGGGGACTGAAAGTTCTTCCGTCCAATGCAGCCGCTTGTTTTTCCAATGATTTGATATGATCCGCGAACCTTTTACTTGTATCAAATTTTTGTGAGTAGTTAACGTTGGTGAAAGGAAGGAAACATTCCAACTCACCCCGGCATATTTTCACGTATATCCCTTTCTTGAAATTTTCAAATACGTAGCGGAAAGTTTTGTAGACTGGATTTTCGCTCTCGTCGGGACGACGATGGAACAACCGGGACGACACGGCAGCTCTCCACCGCGACCTTACCGCCTCGATCCGGGTCTGGGGTGGCTGTATTGGAACACCGATCGAATTGAAGAATTGTTGGCTGTCTCCAGCGCAAAAAATCCCGTAGTTTATGAATTTGTACCGTGTATTCAATTGGTGCTTGGTTCGTCGGGATTTGTCACGTTCCTGCCGTGACGTGAAAATTTCCGGTTGCAATTTTTGTTTCATTCGTTGGTTAATTTGTGGTTTGCACATTTCCTTCAATGCCAAAGTCGATTTCATACATTGCATGCCATAAATTAAACCTCAACACCTTCTTCCTCGCTGGTGGAAGTTACATGTTTGGCATGCGAATAGGCGAGGCCTCCTGAAAGAAGAGCCAAAATGGTCGCGGTATTGCGAGCCCATTTCAGCGAATCCTTTTCTTTTGGTGTTAGGTTTTTCATTTTGGCTTCCAATGATAACGTGGTGGAGAAAAGGACAACTGCATAAAGGGAAAAAATGATATTCATGTAAGGTATGCTGTATTCATTCGACAAAATACCCACGGCACTAATCACGATGGGGGAAGAACCAACCAACAAAATGTCTTTCAGTTCACGATAGATGTCTTTGGCTGTGGGGCTCAACGCATCAAGATTTTTCATTGCATCAAGATTAAGGAACACTGCATTATACAATGATCCCACGGTGACAATGGCAACAAGAGCAACCAATTTATTCAAAAATTCGGTAGGTTTCATTTCTTTAATTTACTTAGATTAACATTTTTGCAAATTGGACTGCCTTAGCGAACAATGCCTCTCACATAACTTACAGACCTTACATGACTTACATGACTTACATAACTTAAACAATGGAACAGCGAGAAACAAACTTACTCCACCCAATAATGTCAAGCACCAAATTAGACAAAGCACCCGAACACACGGGGCTTACTTATCTAAGACACGAGGACGGAAAATATACATATGCCGTATTTTCTGAAATGAATGTTGATGAATTGGAAACATGGTACACTTTCATCCGAAAAGAAGGCAACGCGGAGCCGTTGGAGAGCCTCAAACGGATCATTGATGGAATTCGATGGGATGATGCACCCGATGATGTTAGCGTCTTTTCTCTTGACACCAAGGGCGTAAGCGAAAAGACTGCCAAAGAAATGTGTATGATAGACCTCGATCACTACTTTTTCCATTCAAAATTTGATGGTAAAATGAAAAGGGTTCCGGTTGAAGATCATTCAAGCAGCCGTCGGACGGCCATTTCATTGCATGATCAAGTCGGGGGGAACAACATAGCTGATTTCCTCAGTGACGAGGATCTGGAAAATTGTGAATTGTGCGACCCATCGGAGAATCCATCCTCGGAGGAAGATGAGGAGTCCTGTTACAGTTATTCCTCCGAGGAGGAAACCTCAACTGCCACCAAAATCAACGAGGACGATTTGCCGCCGGTGCTCAAGTCATCCTTGGCGACGACAAATCCATGACGTAAAAAAACATTACACACTAACAAATGAGACGATTGAAACACATGGTATCAATGAATGATATTGATTTGATTGATTTGGTCTTTGCCGTGATATTGCTATACCTTGGTTACAAGTTCATATGCAAGAAAAGCGAATTTTTGAACGACATTTTTTACAGTATGAAAGAATCATGGACCAAAGATCCTCGAAATCCAACGATTGAACGACTGAAAGAGAAAGTTCGAAAGGTCGTCCCCCAAATTGACCAAGTTCAATTGAGGGAGGGTGAGAAATCCTACACCCTCGACAAACAAAAAATATATTTGTGTCTGGCTGACAAGCAAACCGGAAAAACCTACAACGATAACATGTTGGTTTATGTTTTGTTGCATGAGCTTGCTCATGTTTTGAACAAAGAAGACATTGGTCACACACCGGCATTCAATCGAAAATTTGACGAAATCTTGAAAGTGGCCGAGGCCAAAGGCATTTACGACCCCAACCTGCCATTGGTCCCGGGATATTGTGAATGACCGGTTGGCAAGGAAAGAAAGTTGTAGAATAAATACACGGGAGCATGCCAAACAAAACTTGTGAAGAGATGTTCATTTAAGCCTTGCAAAGTACCGTTTAAAAACGATTTCACTTTTGAAAATGTGGCATTTTCAAACACACTCGCAACATGACCGACCAAACCAAAGAATTCCAGTGCGATTTCGAAGGATGCGAATACGCGTCTGCGAATTCCAGCAATTTGACCAGACACAAGCGCGCCCACACGGATGAAAAGCCATTCAAGTGCGATTTCGAAGGATGCGAATACGCGTGCGCGCAATCCAGCAATTTGACCAGACACAAGCGCACCCACACGGGTGAAAAGCCATTCAAGTGCGATTTCGAAGGATGCGAATACGCGTCTGCGCAATCCAGCAATTTGACCACACACAAGCGCACCCACGCGGGTGAAAAGCCATTCAAGTGCGATTTCGAAGGATGCGAATACGCGTGCGCGCGATCCAGCAGTTTGACCACACACAAGCGCACCCACACGGGTGAAAAGCCATTCAAGTGCGATTTCGAAGGATGCGAATACGCGTCTGCGCAATCCAGCCATTTGACCACACACAAGCGCACCCACGCGGATGAAAAGCCATTCAAGTGCGATTTCGAAGGATGCGAATACGCGTGCGCGCAATCCAGCAATTTGACCAGACACAAGCGCACCCACACGGGAGAAAAGCCATTCAAGTGCGATTTCGAAGGATGCGAATACGCGTCTGCGAATTCCAGCGATTTGACCAAACACAAGCGTTCACACACGGGAGAAAAGCCATTCAAGTGCGATTTCGAAGGATGCGAATACGCGTGCGCGCAATCCAGCGATTTGACCAAACATATTCGAACAACCCACGCAAAAAAAGGCAATGCGCGTAAAAAGAAACAGGAAGTTAGAGTAGAAACAGCCCTTTTGAAGGCAGGATATAGGCGGTGGGAGGGGTCACGCGATATCTTGCCACCTTTGGGATATTATATGAGAGAGAAACGTGTAGATTTTCGCTGCAATGGATCGAATATGAACTGCAACTGGGCAAACATCGATTTTATGGTAGGCGTGAAAGGCGGGGTCGTGTTTTTAGAAATAGACGAAAACCAGCACAAAGACTATATGGTTTCTTGCGAGACGCGGCGAATGACGACTGTTCACGAAAGCTGTATGCTAGACCCTTCCCAACCGCTTGCTCGAATGCCTTTGTTTTTTCTGAGATACAACCCGCACGCATTCAGAGTGGACGGAGAGTTGGTTAGGATATCCAAAATTGACCGCGAGAAGAAGTTGGCAGAGCACCTTCAAAATATGAGTTTAGACTCCAGGTGCGCCGGAGAACTTCAAATCAAGTATGCATTTTACGATAAGCTAAGTCATTCAAATAGACCTTTGATCTGCAACGACGAAGAATTCCCCACGAGTTTAAAAAAGGCGTGTGCGTGCATTTTTTAATAAACAAGCCAATTTTTAGTGTCTTAACGTAAAACCCACTATGTCTTCCGTTAAACATGTGTGGGAGGCATGAGTGCAATAATAATGTAATGTAAAGTAAAGTAAAGTAAAGCAAAACATATGAGAGAATCCAAAGCGAGAGAAACATTGCGCATGTATAAAACATCTGTGTTGGTCGTTATGGCGGCTCTCTTTTTGGCGACCCGCAACCACGCCTTTTCTTACATTTTTATGTTTGCCTTGACCCAAACGGCATTGGGCGGAGGTTTAAAATTAATATTCAAGCAGATGTTGCCCAAACACGTATGGCAAAGGCCTAAAGGGGCGGTAAATTGTTCGGGATATTTCAGAGTTTCCAAGAAAGTAAATCCAATGGGATTTCCAAGTGGCCATAGCATGGGCGCTTTCGCCCTAGCCACCCTTCTTGCAGACTATACGAACTTTGATGCCTTGTCAACTGTGCTGGCCTACGGTGCGGCATTCATGGTTGCACTTTCACGCGGCACCTGGTTAGGAAAATTCAGTGGCGGGGGCCATGGTGGAAAGCCGGTCGCCTGCCATTCCCCATCGCAAATTGCAATTGGATCGCTTCTGGGCGTTTTCTATGCCTTCTTTGTCATCAAGACATTTCCGCCACCCTGGAAAAAAACGCGCGGAACCATCTGAAAGCACCACTGATTTAAAATAAAGAGTATTTAATACAAAAATATACGAACGCTATGAGAAGAAGATACTATTTGCCAGAAAGAAATAGACAGGAAGGACCCCGGGGTCCTCCCGGCCGGGACGGCACCTCCGGCGGCGGCAATACACCTGCCAATCCCTCCGCCCTGATTGGGGCAACCGCCACGAATGGAACGGCAACCACATACATGAGATCAGATGCCGCGCCGGCTCTCGAAACAACGGGTGTCACGTCAGGATTTTACAAGAGCGCTGACATCACCGTTGATGCACAGGGCCGCGTGACGGCGGCCTCCGACGGCTCAGCCATAACAACGTTTCGGTTGGCGGGTGACAGTGGCTCACAGCAAGACATTGTCAATAACAGTGTAATGACAGTTGGAGGTGGAGTGGGGCTAACATCCACGGCGGCAACACCGGAGACGGTGACATTAGACTTGGAGGACACCGCGGTCACGCCAGGAAGTTACAAGAGCGCCGACATCACGGTTGATCAACAAGGGCGTATCACAGCAGCCTCCGCGGGGGCTCAAGGCACCATGTCAAGTTTCACGGTCACGGGAGACAATGCCTCAACGCAGACAATAGAAGATGGGGATACATTAACGGTTCGAGGAGGAACTGGAATTTCAACTGAAGTGTTTGGTTTGCCTGCGGACACTATAGAGATTGATCTAGCGGATACCGCAGTCACGCCAGGAACGTATGAACACGCTAATATTACGGTAGACCAACAAGGTCGTATCACAGCAGCGACTGACGGTCCAGTTGATGAAGTTTTGGTTCCATGTAAAAATGATACTATAGGTACAATTTCCAAAGGAACGCCCATTTACATAACAGGAACAGTTGGTGCGAGTGATACATTTACAATCGCGGCCGCAGATGCTTCCAACTCTGCAACAATGCCGGCGTCTGGAGTGTTGCAGACTACTCTTACTCCAAATACTCAAGGCTTCTACGTTCAAACAGGCCTCTTGCGAGGATTTAATACAAGTGGTATAACAGGATCGCCAGGAATCAACGACACGGTTTATGTTTCAAATGGAGGCGGCGGCTTGACAGCGACCAAACCAACGGGTACAAACCTTATTCAAAATATAGGGATCGTTGCACGCCTAGACGCAACAAACGGTTCGATTCTCGTGTCTTCAGTTCTCCGATCCAACGACGTGCCCAACATTCCAGAAGGACAAGCTTGGATCGGCGATGCGAGCGGCGTTGCAACTCCGACCGACGTCGCATTCACGATGGATGGCGACACAGGCACGACCCAAACCGTCAACAACGGCGACTTGTTCACAATATCGGGAGGCAGCGGGCTTGGACTTACATTGGAGGCAGAAGCATCAAGCGTGCCGCTCATCACTTCATCGACGACAAATAAAGCGTCGCACGAAGGGAGTTCCATCTACAGAAACGCTTATGTAAGCGGCACGGCGAATTACACTTCACAAACCCTTTTTGCAGCATCGTCGCCCGGATACTGCAAAGTTTCGTTCAGAAATTTGGACAATTCTATTGCATTTTTTGGAGGGTTGATTCCGGATGTTGGTAGCGTCAACCCTTCAGCCAGCGACACGACGCAATTCGACACAATGTATTCATTTAGCCACAATGGCAATGATTGGCGCTGGAATTATCCAAGTGGAGGTCCAGGATCAAGCGGCTTGTCTTTCAACGACTCGAATGTAAACCACAGTACTTCAGATGTTGTGAGTATTACTTACGATGGTTCGGTCGCGGGCGGTACAATAACATGGGATCGAAATGGGAGCATTCTCGTGCCCGCATCTACGATTACCGGCGTAGGCACAAATCTTGTGTTTCACGCCAAGTTCGAAGTCTATTTGGCGAGCGGAAATGCACGAGTGCAGGAATTCGCGGACGTCATGGTCGAGTCTGCGTCATCGGGAAATCCCCGCTGTACCATTGTTCCGGCAAGCGGAACTCTAGGTCAACAGTATGGCGGAACTGGCGTCGATTTTACGACCGCTACCGACGGCCAACTTTTAATGGGTGTTACTTCCGCCGCGGCATCGTTGGGGAGCATTGGGTCGGCCAATGCAAATATCGATGTTTCTTTCAAATCGGGGACGCCAAACGAAATCACACTTACGGCAAAGGCGGCCGAAATCAGTTCAACATCCGGGTATTATCAAGTATGGTATGATTCAACCAATGGACTTTTCAAGTATTTCAACAGTAAAGCTGTATGAATTTCCAATTTTGATACCCTTCCCTTGGGTCGCAATGTATCAAAATTTTTTGCCTTCACGATATGGTGCAAAACCCATCGCCGCAGTGACTCCCGCAACCGCCCGGGCGATAGCGGTCCCAACGGCCTTGCACGTTTCTTCTCTTTTTCTGCGCGGCCAAATACTCTTCTTTTTTCGGCGGCGCCGCGGCTTTTTTCTCTTGTGGATAGCAAGGCTGGAAAGCTTGGGGTTTGCAACAATCGGAATGTTTTTCTTGCATCATTCGATCGAATCCCGTTCGGTAAGTTGGATAACAGTCGCTCATTTATTGCTATACCTTTTTTTTTCCTTACGTTACTTACGTTACTTACGAGTTACGGGGGGAGCTGACGTTTTGAGAGAATGTGCCCGATAAATGAATCAACGTGGGAAAAAGTGAGGTCCATGCAAAGCGGGAAATTTTCGGTGTCCGACAATAGGTTGTGTAAACCCATTTTCAAAATTTCATCTTTGGTCAATGTAACTTTTGATTTGATTGTGCCGCTGACCGGGGGGCTGTGGTTGGTGCGGCGCTCGGGCGTCAATCTCCGTGCTTTTTTCAATTTGGCACGCTTGCCTTTTTTTTTAGGAGCATCTTTCATTTTGATTTATCTGCTTAACTTAACCGCCTCAAGTGTTTAACTCGCGTGTTCCATATCTTCATTGTCCAAAATGTCTTGGATTGGCAGTGGACGTGGCATGCGTGGATTTTTTCCAGGCACACAAAGATCAACCGTTGAGCATGCCGTTTGGAAACAGTTGTTTGGATAGGAGTCATGCATCAGCAGTCGGTCTGGAGCATCGTAGCACGCATTGTTCATGGGGCGGAATCCTGCCTCGCGTTCCATAACCCGAGGATAAAAATCAGACGGCGTTGATCTGTACCGGCGCGTGTAGGGAAAGTGGTCTATATCGGTTATTATTTCCTCCGCTTGGTTCTGGGTTGCCGTGTAAGGTTCAAACGATGAAACCAATTTGTTGATTTCACGTCTGACGTGGTAAAGATTTCGGCGGTTGATGGCATTGCAAAAATTTTCTTGGGGTGTATGACGTTTTCTCATTTATTAACAACCGATGAAATTAACGAAAATATGGCTGTGTCAAAATCGATCGACAAAGCCAAACCCCAACACACCGGCACAACCCGTCATGGCACGAATTCACTCCATCAAAAATTGTGTCGAAACATTGCTTTCAAACATTATACCCAGGAAACATTTGGACTCTTTCACCATTCCCCCTAACTTGGAAATATTTAACCAAGCTTTCACGGCCCAATCGTGGGATCCGGCCAAAAATTATGAATATCTTGAACAGTTAGGTGATGTTACCGCAAACAAAGCCTTGGTTTGGTATTTTTATAGGAGATTTCCACCCTTGGCATGTTCCAGCGGCGTGAAAGTGGTGGCCCGGCTGAAAATTAATTACTCGTCCAAGAAATGTTTTTCCAAAATTGCCAACGACCTTGGATTTTGGAAACTTATTCTCGCCTCGGATGACGACAAATTCCACCAACGCGATGATTTACTTGAAGATTCATTTGAGGCTTTCGTTGGCGCCATTGAAATGATTGCCGACAGAGAATTCGGGATGGGAACTGGCTCAGCCGTTGCCTACAACTTCGTAAAAAACATCTTCGACAAGATGGATATCTCGCTGCACTACGAAGATTTGTTTGATTCAAAAACGCGATTGAAAGAAATTGTTGACAAGCACGGACAATCTCTTGGAAGAATCCAATACAAAGAGACGCGCCAAGGAATGGGCAAAGATTTGGTTACGACCAGCATCGTTACGTTGTTCCAGGGCCACGGCAAAAGGTCCCAGGTCTTAGGAATTGGACGCAGGCGTTTGAAAAGCGATGCACAACGCGAAGCTTCCACGATCGCCATTGCGGAACTGAAAAGACGTGGATTTTCCAAAGAACCGGCGCCCGAATATTCAAAATTTGCCGCTTTGCCCGGCCAGAATAGGCTTTGCACCCTCGGGTGAACAAGCCTAAAAATAAAAAAGCTTGAAAGAAACAAATTGTTAATATTACTTCAATTATGAAATCACAACGACCACGAAAGAAAAATGCAAGAAAACCTCGCACCAAACGAATTCAGAACCCACAATCACCCGAGGGTGTAATGCCAATGGGCCGGGGAATGCCCGCCAAACCACGTTACCAATTTGAAGACCAGGAGTTGCCTCCCGCTGGATTTGCCCAGGCAGTTTCAAACCTTGCTCCCATCGACCAGGCGCCAGAAAAATTTGAATCTTTCGGGGAAACAATCAAAAAATACTTCGCATCGCCCCGGCCCGTTGCCCCGCCACCGCCGCCGCCCCCGGCCCCGACCCGGAGCCGAAAGAAAAAGTTCGCTGCCGTCCCCTATCACATTTTCCTGAAATTGGCCGAGGTCGACGACAAATTGAAGGTCACCGATAAAATCAAAACCAAAGCTCGGGCGTGGTCCGAAAGTAAAAATCCCGATGGCACGCATGACATTGACCGCTTGCAAAAATACAAGCCTCGGGATAAGAACAAACAAGTTCAATGGAACAGACTTATGAAATTGATTGCCGATGGGAGCGGTCGTGATTGGTTTCTCCAACAATATGATGACTTTGCAGAGAGAACGGACACCGACACAGACACAGACACAGACACCGAGCCCCTCAAGAAGAAACAAAAGAAGAAACGTCGGCTACCGCCCCCCGAGAAGAAACAAAAGAAGAAACGACAGAAGAGCCCCTACAACATCTTTATCAACTTGGTTGAGGTTGACGCAAAGTATAAAGGACCACAAAAACTATCGGCTAAAGCTCGGGTGTGGTCCGAAAGCAAAAATCCCGATGGCACTCATGACATTGACCGGTTGCAAAAATACAAGCCTCGCGATAAGAACAAACTAGTTGAATGGAACAGACTTATGAAATTGATTGCCGATGGGAAGAAACGGAAACGGAAGCGGAAGACGACCCTTTCGTCGGCCCAGTTTAGCAGCGATTCGGAGGACGAGACCCCGAAAAAGCGGAAACGGAAACGGAAACGGAAACGAAATAGAATTCCAGCCAAACGACAGAAGAGCCCCTACCACACCTTTATCAAATTGGCTGAGGTTGACGCAAAGTATAAAGGAGTTACACAAAAACTATCGGCTAAAGCTCGGGGGTGGTCCGATAGCAAAAATTCCGATGGCACTCATGACATTGACCGGTTGCAAAAATATAAACCCCGGGATAAGAACAAACAAATCCAATGGAATGAATTTATAAAACACTTAAAAAGCCGGCAAAATTGAAAGTCAAAATCGATTCGGGTGGCAAACCCGTTGCACCAGGGCAAACAACACAATGCGACGGAACAAAGTACCAACCAAGCAAAACAGGCGAAACAGACCCTTGCATGAGACACCGAAGCGAAGAAAATTGAACAAAATTTATATGAGGAACAAGAGACGCCATGCAATCGCCCGGGCGTTGAAGCATGATCTGTCAGAATATCGCGAACCAATTTACAAAAAACATATTCGCCGTGGGGCCCGCCGCGCTGCCGAAGCGGCGAACACAATAAGGGCGGCGTGGTTGCGTTATTGGATTGGAGTCCAGCGAACGAAAATCAAACAATTGGAGCAATTGAACGTTTTGTATGTTCGAAAAATTTCAACGATGCAACGGCATTTGGATTCAGCCAAAAATGACACGGCTCAAGCGGTCGCTGTCAAAGAGCTCGATGCGCGCCTGCATGGGTTCCTACAGCTCACAGGCGAAAAATACTACGGAGGAATTTTCCTCCGCACCGAGGATCTAAACGGAGAACTCTTGGCAATTTACAAGGCTATCGGTGACCTTTCAGACGTTCCGCCGCGGATCTGGCGGAATTTTTGCGAGGCACAGCGCAGAATGGATTTGCTGTTGTCCTTATAATTTTTGTGAGAAGACGAGTTAAGGTATTTCAATCGATTCGATTCGATTGAAATTTTGAAAGGCCATCAGGAACCACAAAATGTCTTCCAACGCCCGCCGTAGTCTCCGGAAGGTCCCGGCGTGGAAGACCGTTAAAGAATTTACCATCTTCAATAAAAATGAAATCCACTGAAACAATAAAAACCGTTTGCAAGACGTGTCAGAGAACAGAAGATGATTGTGGGCAGCCCTATACAAAGGAATATTTCGATATTCATAAGGGTAATTGTATGACTTGTGCTATTGAGGCCTATGCTCAATCTGGCGAGATGAGCGCGCAAAGCGAACAAGAATTAAAAGAATGTCGAAAGTGTGGGAAAGACTCCGAGTTAACAGGAGCCAATTAGACAACAAGTCCGTCTACGCGATGCCAAACTTGAAGCATCGATCACGTTGCTTCCTTGGACGGGATTTTGTGATCCATTTTGATCAAAGCCTTGTGGAGGACATCAAATTTGACTTCAAGATTTTCCAGTCGCCTTAGAATGACCGCCATCGTCTGCCTTTGGTGACCAATTTGCCCATTGATGCTGTTCAAATAAATCATGGTGCTATTCTGAGTGGGCTGGACGGGAGAAAGAATAAAAGTCCCATCTTTCATTTTTAAATTGTATGACATTTACGAGTCTGTTTTTAATTCAACGGTCATTCTATAAGTTCGCGTCCATTATTTCAGCTAAGCACCGCCGCGCCTTCCTGAGCAAGAAATCGACTTCTTCCAGACGCGACTTTCTATCGGTCGGCGTGGAAGGGGACTTTTCCCGCCAATTGGACCTGTAAGAGGGGAAATCATCTTCCGAACTTTCATCGTCAGACGAGGGGGAATAATGTCTGACGTTCGGCGGAGTTTTAGATTTTTTGTAGTGTCGGTTTTTTGGACTTGACGATTTGGCACCGAGTTGCTTTGAAGGACTTTTCTGTTTGTCGCTCATGTTTTCCTACAGGATGCTTTTCTTTAATAAGCATTTGGTTACATTAAATGTAACCAAAGCAATCAAATTAGCGTCGCATGCCGCAAGACATGTCTTTGAGAGTTCTATAACCAAAAACCGGGGGCGGCAAGTTTGCATTGGATTTCGGTGGCCAGTTGGATGGAAAAGCCCCCGTGTTTGCTTTCAAGCCGACAAATGCGTTTGGCACAACGGAAGCCGGCGTAGGCGCAATGATCGCTCCTCCTTCTCCGGGGGCGGGGTTCATTTGTTCCAACGTATGGTAGCACGAATTTAACATTGTTTTATTGCTCATTTACTTAGGGTCTATATTATTAGAAAACAAATCACCGGCGGCTCTTGCGACGGCTCTTGCGGCGGCTCTTACTTTTGCGTCGGCTCTTGCGGCGGCTCTTACTTTTGCGACGGCTCTTGCCTCCCCCCCGGCTGAGGCCGCACGAGGAACCTCCACGGCTCCTCTTGCGGCGGCTCTTACTTTTGCGTCGGCTCTTTTTTTTCTTGCTTGGACTCTTTCTGTTCATTTTTCTTCTCCTGGCGGCAGATCTCCCGGTCACATTTCTGTTCATTTTTCTTCTCCTGGCGGCAGATCTCCCGGTCACATTTCTGTTCATTTTTCTTCTCCGGGCCGCGGATCTCCCGGTCACGTGTCTATCGTTTTGGTTGTTCATTTATATTATGGAAACATATATTTTACGATTGGATGGCGTCTACCAAACCAATCTTGATGCATTCTTTTGGGGCCAGATCTTTTTCTGTCCCGAAAAGTTTCTTAATTTGAGCTGCATTCATTTTTGTCCGGTCTTTGTAAAATTTAACCAGTTTTTCTTCCAATTTGTTAAGATTTTCAAACTCTTCATCAATGTCATTCTTTTTTCCGACCACGATTGTACTGAAATTGTGGATTCTCATGGTTGCATTAGGTCTTATTCTTCGCGTGGTCCCAGCGCATGAAATCAACGTGGCTGCTGATGCCGCCGTTCCTTCGACGATTGTTACAATATTCGCTCCATTGGACACCATGTCATCCATGGTGTCTGCCACGCCCAACGCAGCATCCACATCGCCCCCGTTGCTGTTTATATGGATATATATGGGGGAATCGTCATCCCGGAAGGTCGATGACCTCGCCGAGCAGTGCAACTTCTGCAATCCCAGAATGAGATCAAGAGAACTTTTCTTGGTGATGTCCGACCACAAATAAACATGGTTCCGAAAAATTTTCACGTCGACGTCATCTTCTTCGTCGCTGGTCGCGGCATCAACAAGCGTTTTTTTTCGGTGGCGGTTTGGTCTTCTCATATGTAACTTAGTTTTGTTTTACGTCTTTCCTTTTTAACTTTGCCTGATTGAATCGGCATTTTCACGAATGCTCCAGGAGCTCCTTTGCCAGGTCTTCTATTCCACTTCCTGCTTCCTCGGCGGCTTCCTCGGCGGCTTTCTCGAAGGCCTTCACAGCAGCTGCGCCGGGTTCGTCTATGAGAGTTTTTTGAGCTGCTAGAGCCTTCTTAAAACTTTCTGAATTAACGATATCGGAGATCTGCTGTGAAACCTTCTCGCCATCGGGAAGTGCGCCGTGCTCCATCGCATCCATCTCAGCGTTAGACAAATCTTGAGTGGCTCCCTCAAAGTCGCCCGCCTTCACTTTTTCGGCGGCCGACTCAAGATTTGATCGTATATTATATTTTGTTTTCCAGAGTCGTGCCTTTTCCGCCACCTTTGATAAATATTTGCCCAGCGGTGTGGATATACCCATGACAATCTTTGAGACATAAGGTAGCACGGCAATCGCGAGGGGCGTTAAAATATAAGCCAATGCAAGGTCATAAATGCGGTCTATCAGTTGTTTTGGTTTTCCTGATGCCTCGCACATCTTTTTGAAAAATTGTTTTCCTTTTGTTCCCTCATTCAAAGCTCCAGAAATGGAGCAGGACAAAAGACCAATGGTTGCAAAAACCACGATAACTTCAATGATTAGGGGGACCCAATCCGTGCCACGACTTCGTTTGCTTCCGTCGCCGTCGCTGCCGCCGCCTCGGACGTGTTTTTTCTTTGAAGAGACCATTTAGTTGTGTATTTATTAGTAAACTTTCTTATTTTCTTGGTCGAAATCGATCGGCGCCGGGACCAGCGGACGCAAAGCAA